CCCCGTCTGCATCCGTGGTCGAGCGTGGTGATGCGGACGGGGCCGGGGCTCATGACGCCCTCCGAATCGTCGCGACTGTCTGCTCAGGCTCAGCGTCGAGCGTGACCACGTCCTCGCCGTCCTCGTCACGGGCCGGGGGCGCCACGCCATCAAACAGCTTCGCGCGCAGCAGCAGAATCGCCAGACCGAGACCAGCCTCTTTGGAGTCGTTAGCCGGGGCTTGGAACGCCCAATTCGTCGCGCGAATCCGCGCTGCGGCCTCATGGATGCGGCGCGGCCGCGCCTCGACGCACGAGCCACAGGGGCAACCCGGGTCGCCAAAGGCGTGGGGGGGGAGCGGATGGCAGACGAACTCGCGGGTGCTGCGAAGCAGCGTGAGAAGCCGGCGGATCATCGCGCAGCCTTTCGCGCGGATGCGGCGCCGTTCGTGTTCTCAGCGGCCTGGCGAGCCCAGCGCTGCCCTGCGTACAAAGGCAGGTGGGCCGCGGGCAGCACGCCGAGGGCTGCTAGCGCGGCGCGCTTGGTGGGCTGGCTGCGGGCGGGCGCTGTGTTCGTCGACATGAGCCAACGATAGCCCGGCTGATATATCGGCGTCTAGTCGGCGCGTCGCTGATATGTCACTTTTTTTGTCTGCCGCAAAACACTACGACATCAGCACACGTGGTCTGCGTGGCGCGGCACATAGCGAAACCCGTGTGCTTCCACCAAGGCCTGCACGTCGAACTCGCGTGCGCACCCCTCGCCAGCCAGCTTTATCGCAACGGCTAGCACTGATATATCTGAACACGTCGGCGACATGTAGGCAATGAATTTGCTCTTGCCCCGATGTGTCGGGTGATATATCGCTCGATCCATGACTCTGTCCGAATGGCTAGCGAAACAGCCCAGGGGCACGGCCGCCAGCTTGATGTGGGCGACGCGCCTGAGCCACGCAACGATATCTCGGGCCAAGCGCGGCGAAAGCGTCTCCGCCAATAGCGCCGGAATCATAAGCACTTTCACCGGCGGCAAGGTCCCAGTCGAAATATTGGTCGCTGGTGGCGCTGCCAGGCGCGCGCGCCGCGTAGCAAAGGCGGCCGGGCGGAGGCGCCTGTGAGCGCCGACGTCGCCAGCTTCACGATCACGAGGCGTGACGGCGCCGTTCACACAGTCCTTGTCGATGCTGCGGACCTGGAGCGGGTGCTCGCGGCCGGGCCGTGGCAGATCCGAGCAGCTGGGGTACGCAGCAGGCTGCATTACGCGATTCGCACCATTCGCGTCGACGGCAAGCAGAAGACGCAGTTCTTACACCGCTTCCTGCTCGACCCTGGCGACCTGGAAATCGACCACCGCAACGGCGATGGTCTCGACAATCGTCGCGACAACCTGCGCATCGCGACGCGCGCCGAGAACTCACGAAACACCGGCGTTCGCCGTGACAACTCGAGCGGATTCAAAGGGGTGAGCTTCCACAAGCAGTGCCGCAAGTGGACGGCGCAGATCAAGCTCGACGGCAAGCTGCACCGCCTCGGCCTACACGCCACACCTGAGCTTGCGCATGCCGCGTACTGCCGGGCTGCAGCCGAGTTGCACGGTCAGTTCAGGCGGACATCATGACCGTGCTTGACTGGACAGTCCGCGCGTTAGCACTGACCGCCGTCCTGAGCGCGGGTTCCGGCATCGCGCTCTATCTGAGCGGCTGTGCGATCCACGCGCTGGCCGCCATCGCGTTCTCCTATCTCACAGGCACGGCCGCGGCGCTGGGCAGCGCGCTCGAGGTGCGGACATGAGTCCCCGGCTCCGCTCCTGGGCGCTCCACGAGCCGCTTCCGCCGCAGGACCGCGTCTCCTACCTCGAAGCACGCATCCGTGGCGCGCGCTTCAAGATCGCCGAGATGAAGTGCAGCTGTCTCGGCAAGAAAGCCTACTTCGCCGAGATCGACCGCCTGCGAAGACAAATCTTCGAATGGCGGCGTGAGCTCCGGGAGCTGAGGTTGTGATCGACGCGCTGTCTGACTGGCGAGTGATCGTCGCGCTGTGGGCGATCGCAGTCGCACTTCTGATTGTCTTCAACCGTGGAGCCAGCAAATGACGTTCGTCCTCTTCGCAATCACCCTATTTTTGGCGCCGATTTACGTCGCCGCCCTGTGTTTGCTCGCTGCGCGTTGTGCTCGGTTGCCGGGGGGTGACCTGAGTATCCGCGATGAAGCGAGCATCCTGGATCCGGTCCTCGCGAATCCCCCTCGCGTAGGGCCGGGTCCAGCTCTTTCTGACGACGAAGCGCCGACCGAGCGATGGAGTCGCGTCACGGGCACCATAAACGTCACGCGCCTCGGCCCGCGCACGCTCGAAGTCGTCGAGACGCGGGCGGTGGCGCCATGAGCGCGAGCTTTACGATCACGCGCAAGGACGGCTCCACGCATGTCGTGCTTGCCGATGCCGATGACCTGGAGCGCGTGTTGGCGGCTGGTCCGTGGCACGTCGCGACGCGCCACAGGACGGTGTACGTGGCCCGCAACGTTCGCGTCGACGGCAAGCAGACTAAGCAGTACCTGCATCGCTTTCTGATGGAACCGTGCGGCATGGAGGTCGACCACGTGAACGGCGACGGGTTGGACAATCGGCGCGTCAACCTGAGGCGTTCCACGCACGCGCAGAACCTTCGCAACACCGTCAAGCGCGCAGACAACACGAGCGGCCTCAAAGGCGTATGCTTCCACAAGCAGTGCCGCAAGTGGAAGGCGCAAATCAGGCTCAACGGCAAGAATCGTCACCTTGGATTGTTCGCTACATCCGAAGCGGCGCATCAGGCGTATTGCACCGCTGCCGCTGAGTTGCATGGTGAGTTTGCGAGGTTCGCATGAGCTTCCAACTCGTCATCATCGAGTCTCGATTAGCTGGCGACGTCGCCAGCAATCTCGCCTACGCGCGCTGCCTCATGCGGTTCTGCCTGCGCCGCGGGCAGGCACCTTTCGCTAGCCACTGCCTGTATCCGCAGGTTCTCGACGACAACATCCCTGATGAGCGCGCACTCGGCATCGCAGCCGGCCTCGCCTGGGGCAACGCGGCCGCGCTGACCGTGGTCGGCGTCGACCTGGGCGTTTCCGACGGCATGCGGCGCGGCATCGCGCACGCACGCGCGTGCTGTCGCCAGGTCGAGTTCGTGAGCCTGGCCAAGTGGCGCCCATCGCGCGCGAAGGCGTGGGAGCTGGTCTACGCGCTTGAGCTGGTCCAGCCAGGCGCCGACGTATTCACGCTGGAGGCGCCATGAAGCACATCGCGACCATCGAGATCTTCGCCGACGACGACCTCGGCACGGTGCACGCCGAGGTCTCCGCGCCGCGCCGCATCGGCCGCTATCGCAGCGGCAGCTTCGCGACGGTGAGCGCGCTGCTCAACGCGGTCGCGCCTGTCGTTGCAGAGCTTCGCGACGCGCGGGACCCGATCATCCGCATCGGGGATGGGTTCGTAACATGACGGCCATGCCCTGGCCCGAAGCCGCCGCTGTTCTGTGCGTGATCGTGATCATCTATCTCAGCCAGTGCTGCGGGGTTCCATGACGGCGTATCAAGATTTCGTCGCGTCGAAGCTTTCGCTGAGCGCGCCCACGGGCATTCCCGATGCGCTGGTCGGATCTGACTTCCTATTCCAGTTCCAAGCGGACCTCGTGGCTTGGGCATTGCGCCGCGGGCGCGCTGCCGTCTTCGCCGCCACCGGTCTCGGCAAGAGCCGGATGCAGCTTACGTGGGCCCATCGCGTCGCCGCCCACACGCAGAAGCCGGTGCTCATCCTGGCGCCGCTCGCTGTCTCGCAACAGACCGCCGACGAGGCCGCGCGCATCTACGTCGACGCGACCGTCGCGAAAGATGGCTCGATGGTCACGCCCGATCGCGCTCACGTCTACGTCACCAACTACGAGAAGCTGCACCGCTTCGACCCGAGCGTGTTCGGTGGGGTGGTTTGGGACGAGTCGTCCATCTGCAAGAGCTTCAACAGCAAGACGCTCGCTCAGCTGCTCGCGGCCTTTTCAGGCACAGCCTTCCGACTCGCGTGCACCGCCACGCCGTCCCCGAACGATTACACGGAGCTCGGGACGCACGCGGAGCTGCTTGGCGTCTGCACACGCGCCGAGATGCTGGCTGAGTACTTCGTGCACGATGGCGGCGAGACCCAGAAGTGGCGCCTCAAGGGCCACGGGCGCGCGCAATTCTGGAAGTTCGTGGCGAGCTGGGCGGCGCTCGTGCGGTCGCCCGTCGACCTTGGATACGACGGCAGTGCGTACGAGCTGCCAGAACTCACGGTCGAGCATCATGTGGTGGGCGCTGACGACGAGTCCGTAAAGGCTACGGGGCTGCTGTTCGCGCAGGAGGCCCGTACGTTGATGGAGCGGCGAGCGGCTCGGCGCGGGTCGATGGCATCGCGTGTTCGCGAGTGCGCCGATCTCGTCAACAGCGACAAGGAGCCATGGGTGGTCTGGTGCCTGCTCAACGATGAGAGCGAGGCCCTGGCCAAGGCCATTCCTGGCGCCGTGGAAGTCCGCGGCTCGAACACCGAGGACGAGCGCGAGCGGGCGCTGATGGCTTTCTCGTCGGGGGCCGCCAGGGTCATTATTTCGAAGGCATCCATCACAGGATGGGGTTTGAACTGGCAGCACTGCGCGCGCGTCGCCTTTGTTGGCGTGGATGACTCGTGGGAGTCGTATCACCAGGCCGTGCGGCGTTGCTGGCGGTTCGGGCAGACGCGTGAGGTGCAAGTGCACCTCTTCTCGAGCGAGCTTGAGGGCGCCGTCATGAAGAACCTGCAACGCAAGGAGTCCGACGCTCAAGCGATGGCGGAGGAGCTCTCGATAGAAACGGCGGAAGTGGTCCGCAGCGAGGTGCGCGGGACGGTACGTGCGACGAACGAGTATGACGCGCGGCAGACCATGCGCGTACCTGAGTGGATGACAAGCGAGGGAGGCTGCTAGGTGCCGGTCATTGACCAACATATTACGGACAGATTTGCGGCGTACATGGGCGATACGGTCATGGTGACACGTGAGCTACCACCGCAGAGTTGCGATTTTTCCATCTTCAGCCCCCCTTTCGGATCGTTGTACGTTTACGGCAATTCGCCGAATGATATGGGCAATGTTCGCAACGATGAAGAGTTCTTCAAGCACTACGATTTTCTGATCTCGGAGACGAGACGCGTAATGAAGCCGGGACGTCTTGTCGCTCTGCATTGCATGAACTTGCCAACCTCGAAAGAGCGCGACGGATTCATCGGCATCAAGGACTTTCGCGGAGAGCTCATCCGAGCCTACCAGCGTCACGGTTTCATCTATCACTCAGAAGTGTGCATCTTCAAAGATCCTGTCACCGCGATGCAGCGGACCAAGGCCTTTGGTCTTTTACATAAGACCATCCGCAGGGACTCCACAATGTCTCGCCAAGGTCTGCCGGACTATCTCGTGGTGATGCGAACGCCAGGTACTAATCCAGACCCTGTATCGCACACATTCGAGTCATTCCCGATCGAGCGCTGGCAGCGCTTTGCGAGTCCGTGCTGGGTGTCGATCAAAGGCGTTGACGACGACGGCTTCGGGATCTGCGGCGACGACCAGCAGTCAGGGAACGACTCGAGTGGCATCGACGCAACCGATACGCTGCAATACCGCAGCGCTCGCGAGCACAGCGACGAGCGCCACATCGCGCCGCTCCAACTCGAAGTAATCCGCCGCGCGATCAGGCTGTGGACGAACAGCAACGAGCTTGTCTGGTCGCCGTTCATGGGCATCGGCAGCGAAGGTTACGTCGCCCTCCAAGAGGGACGACGGTTCGTCGGCGCGGAGCTGAAGCGCTCTTACTACGAGCAGGCGGTGCGCAACCTGGCGAGCGCCGTTTCGCAATCCAAACAGCCCAGTCTTTTCGATCTCGTCGAACAATCAGAGGCAGTATGAAACAGCTAGCGTTAGAGTTTTTTCCCGGCGCCGCGTTCGACGCCAACGACGGCAGCATAGTCATCGAAGCATTGCGCGAGGCCGCCGAGATGTGTCGCGGCTCGGACGAGATGCCCGACCAGCCCCTCAAGCGCTACGTGCTCGACGCCTTCGCCGATCAGCTGGAAGGAGCGATCTGAATGCAACTCGTCATCGCGAAAACCGATCTCGTCCCACTCCTCGCCGCCGCAGCTTCCGCAGCCGCGCCCAAGTCACCGATGCTCGGGCACACCATGGTGTCGCTCGACGCTGCAGACGGCAGCCTACGCGTCCGCGCTTCGGACAGCTACGTCGGCATCAGCTCGAGCACCACGTGCGCCGTCAAGTCGCCAGGTGCCTGCGCCGTTGATGCGCGCCGAGTCTTCGACTCCGCGAAGGCGCTGCCTGCTGGCGATGTCCAGATCAAGGCCACCGCTGATCATCTCGAGCTCCGCTCTGGGAAATCCGCGAAGTTCAAGATTCCGACCTTCCCCGCCGACGACCTCGCCCCGCCCCCCGCGCTCGACGATGCCAAAGCAGTGGCGTCCGTGCCCGCCTCAGACCTGCTGAGGGCGCTACGGTCCGGCTCCTACGCCCGGGACAGTGATGACAGCCGCGGCATGTCAGGCACGCTCTTGGACGCCCGAGCGGGCGAGCTGCGCGTCGTTGGATGCTGCAGTTCTCGCATGGCCGTCGCCACCATCGTCGTCGAGTGCGCGGGGTCGCAGTTGGTTCTTCCGAGTCGCGGGCTGGGCGAGTTGATGAAGCTTTGCGAGGCCCACTCGGAGGATCCCGTCGCGATCTCGTACTACGGCTCCATGGCCGTATTCACCGCCAGCACGACGACGCTGTGGACTCGTCTCCAGGACGACAAGTTCGTCGCCTACCAGCGAATCCTCGAGTCGCTCAAGGCCGTGCACACCGTGCACGTGCTGCGTGACGCGTTCCTGGACGTGGTCAAGCGCGTGTCGGTCGCCTGCGCGCGTGAAAAGACTGGTAGCTCGGCAACGCTCGCATTCGCGGACGGAGAACTCAGGCTGTCGGCGGTCTCTGTCACGGGCGAGGCCAGCGACGCGCTCGAATGCGACGCGGACTTCGCGGGCGTCATGGATCTCGACCCGGACCTGCTGTCAGCGGCGATTGCTGCGGCTGGCGAGGACGAACTGACGGTTCTGTTCAGCGATGATTCGTCGCCGCTGACGATCCGGTGTGCGGGCTATTTGGCCGTCGTAATGGGCAGGCGCAGGTAATGGACGTCCGCGCCAGCAACGCCATCGCCGCCGACCCCGAGCGACTGGGCAAGCGCCTGCGTGAGCTGCGCCGCGGCGCTGGTCTTACTCAGCTTCAGGTAGCGCGCGAGATGGGAACGTCCAGGGGCGCCCTGGCCAAGATCGAGAATGGCTGGACGCTGCCTGGATTGGACACGCTCGGCAGGTTTTGCACGGCGGTCGGCGTGCGCGTGTCGGATGTGTTGGTTGGGGCGGGCGCGAAAGGGGACGTTTTCTAATGTGGTTCAAGGTCGACGACGGGTTCCCGGAGCACCCGAAGCTCGAAGAGCTCGAGCATGAACCAAGGCTCTACATGGCTGCCATCACCGTGTGGACGATCATGGGTGCAGACTGCGCGCGACGTCTCACGGACGGCTTTGTCAGCCATGCCAGGCTAGACAAGGTGCTCTTTAGGATCGGCAAGGCGGCGCGCGATGGCGCCCGGGCCCTTGTCAGCTGTGGACTTTGGGTCGAGGTAGAGGGCGGTTGGTCGTATCACGACTGGCACGACTACCAACCCACGAAGTCGGATGTAGGCGCGTCGAGGAGGACAAAAGCAGAACGCCAGAGACGCTGGCGTAGCAAGCATGTAGACGCGTCTACAGACGCGTCTACTAACGCAGCTACGACAACGTCGCGAGACGCTGGTGAGGCCTCGCGCACGCGTAGCGCGTATCCCGACCCGACCCGACCCGACCCGGATCCCCCTGTAGTCCCCCAACCCGAGTCCGGGGTGCACGAGGTCCCACGGCCAGACGACTCGCTGGCCCGAGCTCGGAGGTACTACTCCGAGCTGCTCGAGGACCTGAGCACGTTCCCCACGTGGACCGCGCCGGCCGTGGCAAACGCGAAGTCGCTGGCGGTCTGGGCAGACAAGCACGCAGACCCAGCGCTGGCGCTCAGAGCCGCTTTCCTGGGCTTCCGACACGACCCGTGGGCAAAGACCAAGGGGTACCCCATCGGGGCGCTCGCGAACGGCGCGCAGAAGTACCACGCGGTTGGAGCCGACCTGCTCGAGCAGACCCGCGACGAGGTCGCCCAATGAGCCGGCTGGCGCTCTCCCCGCTGTTCGACCCTGAGCAAGAACGCTCCGCGATCTCGGTGCTGCTGCGGGACTACGGACGCTTCCTGGCTCTCGGGCTCACCGAGCGGCACTTCACCGTGGCCCAACACGTCGCGGTCATCCAAGCGGCCGACAGGCTCGCTGACTCCGGGGCGGCGGTCACGTTCGAAGCCCTGGCGCTCGAACTGCAGCGCGCCGGCATGGACCGGCTGATTGGTGGCCAGGAAGGCATCCTGGAGCTCCGCAGAGGCGCTCCGGGCACCGTGCTCGACGTCCAGCGCCTGCGGAAGCTCACGAGCCTCAGGGCGGTCCGTGAGGCGCTCGTGGAGGGCGCTGAGCTCGCGGGCCGAGAGGACCTGCAGGGCGCACTTGCCAAGCTCGACGGCGCCATGACGCTCGGCAAGCTGGACTCGACCGTGCTCGGCCTGCGGCAGCTGTGCGAACTCGCGCTCGAGCAAGGGAGCAGCGAGCTGCAGGCCCGCAAGCGAATCATCTACCCGGGCTCCGAAGCGCTCGAGGAGGTTTTGACAGGCTTCCGACCCGGCGGCATGTACGTGCTCGGCGCGCTTTCGAACGTTGGCAAGAGCATGATCGCTCAGACTTGGGCGCTGAACTGCGTGCGCCATGGGCTGGTGGTCGGATGGGTGTCGCTCGAGGATCCCATCCTGACCACCGGCTCACGAGCGCTCGGAATGCTCGCCAACGTCGAGCCACAGCGAATCGAGACCGGAGCGGCTCTCAGCACCAGCGAAGAGCGCATGCGGCTGGAGCGTGGTCACGGCCAGGCCATGGAGTTCGACGGTCGGTTCTTGTACACCGACTTGACCGGGCAAACGGAGCTCGACGTTTGCGCGGCCATGAGCGTGATGGCGGCACGCGGGGCGAAGCTGGTCATCGTGGACTACGTCGGCGTCATCACGTCGAGCAAGGACCAGCAGGACCGACGCAACGAAGTCCGGTACGTGGCAATCAGGCTCAAAGCTCAGGCGAAGCGGCTTGGTATCGCGCTACTACTGATCTCTCAGCTCACCATGCCGCGCGACGACGTCGGAGTGGCCCGCGAGCCGAGCAAGTACAGCCTGCGCGAATCAGGCGACCTTACCAATGCTGCCGAGGCGATCATCCTTGCGTGGCGGCTGGAAGAGTCTGACAACGCAGAAATCAATCTGGTAATGTCTAAGGGCAAAAGCGGTGGCGTCGGAAAGCACTGGACGATGCAGCGGGACGAGTCCACTCAGCAGCTTGTGGAGACGTCGAGACCGCAGTACAGAAAAAAGCAGAAGCCTGCAGTACGAGGGTTCAGCTCATGAAGTTCGAGAGCGTTCAGGAAGCAATCGTGGCGCTGCGTGAGAGGCGCCCGTTCGATTGGTCCTACTACGAGAGGTCGGCAGAGGTGGTAGTGAAGGCCGGCCTGCATTGCCGTGGCGAGCAGGTGTATTCAGACCTAGACGATGCGCTGGGAGACTGGCGAGCAGAGTACGAATGCGACGTGAGGCAGATGGCTGAGCACATCATGGAGCTCGGCGGAAACGTCGACGACGCTGTGGTTGATGGTCTGTTCGTATGGGCTGAGGCCGCCCGATGATCCGCTCACTTCTAACCCGCCTCGCCCTCCGCATCCTCCGCGGCACGCCGCACGACCCCGAGCTCTTACGCGCCGGTCTGGTGGCCGCGCAGCTGCGCGCGATGAATCTCGAGGAGCAGCTGCTCCGTGAGCGCGCGACGAATCGGGCGTGGCAGTTCTTTGCGGTCGACTCGAGGAGGCACTGATGGGCGAAGCGGAAAACATGGCCTTCCTGCCCGCCACCGTATCGGCCGGCATGTTCCCCGCCGAGCGCGTTGTCACGGTCGAGCATCTGGACGGCGTGTCCAGCTGGTTCGTGCCTGACCACTACGTCAGCTTCGACGGCGCTTCGGTACGAGTGCGCCGGCTTCATGTCGGGCTGACGTGGGAGCTGCTGGGCGTGCCGAGTCTGGACGGTAATACGGCGATCGTGGTGCGAAGAGGATTGGCGAGATGACCACCACAGACGATAGCGACAAACGGCTCCACCCCGACCCGATCGTGCGCTGCGCTTACTACGTCAAGCGCACAGAAGCCGCAGAGATCAAGCTGGCAGTGCTGCGCGCTGGCATCGAGTCGCTGGCGGCGCGGTGGGAGGAAGACTCGCGCAGCACAGCCGACCTGAACAGCGCTGGTAGCGAGATGAGGCGCTGCGCTCGTCAGGCGCGGAAGCTGCTCGGAGGCGAGACGTGAGACCGTTCAAGCCAGTCAACAAGTATCGAGCCCGCCGCACGCGCGGGTACAGCAGCAAGCGTGAAGCTCAGTACGCAGACACGCTTGTGCTGCGGAAGCAGGCGGGCGAGGTGCTCGACTGGCTCGAGCAAGTAACGATCAAACTGCCAGGCGGAAACAAGTACGTCTGCGACTTCGTCGTGTTCGAAGCGACCGGCGCAACCAGGTTCGTGGAGATCAAAGGAGTCGAGACCGAGCAGTGGACCATCAAGGTGCGCGCGCTCGAAGCGGCGCGGCCGTGGATTTTCGAGCGATTGGAGATTCTCAAATGACCGAAGAGAAGAAACGCGCGCGCAGTCCTAACAAAACCATGGAGCAGATGCTGCAAGCCAAGCTCGACGCCGTGATTAGACGGCGCCTCACCGCGCAAAATCGGGCCACAGCCGCGCAAATAGAGGAGCGCGATTTGCGGGCGCAGTCGGACAAACTGCGACGCGCTATCGACGCGCTCGATGCGCTGGCTGGTGATGGCGGGGAGACTTCGCCGTGACCCGCGGCGTATTTGCAGCGGTCGAGAAGGCTCTGTCTGGACACCTCAGCATCGGGCCCGTTACGCTGTATGGCGCCAACGCGATGCACTGGGGGGTCACCATCAGCACGCGCAGGTGGGGATACGTCTGCTTCCGGCTGCCGTTGCCCTGCTTCGGCAAGTGGTGGCCGCTCTACTTCTACGCTTCTCCGAATGCCACGCCATGGGCCTCTACCTATTCGGTCGGAGGCGGGCACAGCAAGCTCGCTTCGCTGGAGCGCAGCCTTCAAGCCGAGTCCAGGCGTCGAGCGTTCGGGCACGGCTTCTGCGTCAGCCAGAACGCCGAGGAGCTGCAGCGGATCAACCAACAGGCCAGGTACTCGTGACCCGCGGTCAACACCAACTGCTCGCCGCGGTCGAGAGGGCGGCGCCGGTGATCGCGCCATGACCCGCAACCTAGAGCTGTCTGCGATGCAGGTCTGCACGCGGCTGAGCGCGCGGCTCTCTAAGACGGCCTGCGCAGCTCGGTGGAGAAAGGCTGCCGCTATGCGGCCGGGAGCCATCGCAGATAGCTGCTGCAATTGCCGCGGTTGCCCGATCGGCGATCGCAATGCGGCGGAGCCGCCGCCATGACCGCCTGCAAGTTGCTATCGCAGATGACCGACGCGGAGCTCGAAGCTGAGGCGGTCTACCTGGAATCTACGAAGGCGAGGGCTGATTACGCCTCCCACGGCCAAATTCTTGGACTGCTAGCGTGGGAGGCGGAATCCGCTGGGATGCAATCACGGCTGGACAGTAAGCGGCTGGTTCTAGAGGAGATCGCGCGGCGGCGCGGCAAAGGCTAGCGATGACCCTGCGCGTCGAGCCACGCTGCCCGCAGCTACGATTGGTCCCGGCCGAGCCGGCGCTGCCGACGCGCGTGTCGTACTGGCGCATCGGGCTCGAGCTTCGCCGTCTGGACGGCCGCGGGCAATCGCGCGAGCAGCAGGCCGAGCAGGCGCGGCAACTGTCGCGCGAGGGGCGGCAGGCGGTCAGCAGGGCGCTGACGTCGCTGTACCTGGCGGCGCTGCGCATCATGCCGGACCAGGCGGACGAGATCCTGCTGGCGGTCGTGCTGTCGGGGATGCCGACGGGCGACGGCTTGTCGGCTGGGTCGCAGCGCGCGCGGTGGGTGCAGTCGCTACCGGGCTGGACGAAACGGGTTCTGCAGCGCCGCTGGGAAGCGAGCGGGCAGCTCGCAAAGCGCCCACCGCCGACGCTCGATCTAGGATGCCGATAGAAGCCATGGCGCACAGAAGAAACGCTCCGTTTGCGATCGCAATCAGCTCCGCCGTGCCAGCAGCCAGCGAGAAGAACCTCCTGCTCGGCAGCTGGCGGCACAGCCTTCAGGATTCGCCCTTCGGTGGCAGCATGCCGGCGCGGGCGTTCTCTGCGTGGTTCGAGGAAATATGCGATTTCTATCTCGACCTCGAGAGCGACGATGTGCGGCTGCCGCGCGGCGTCACGCTGTTGACGATTCGGATGGCCGAACGGGCGAGCTTCATCGCCGGATGGCTCTTGCTTGATCGTGGCGTGCCGGGCGTGACGGCGCTCGTGTACTGCTACTGCAAGAAAGCGAGTCAGCTTAGGAATTGCGGCCTTGCGAGTCTGCTAATCAGCAGCGCGCTCGACATGGCAGGAGACGACGAAGTCGTCCACTGCCTTAGCGGTCCTAGGGAATGGCAGAAGGCGAAGATCGACGCTTATGGCTTCCCCTACCGCAGCATCGAAGACTTCCTGCGCGCAGACAGAAACGCGGAGGCGGCGTGATTTTGAAGCTGGTCGAGTTCGTGCACAACGTGCAGCTGCCTGGTGCCACGCCAGGCGACATTCGTTGGAACACGACGCTCGTTAGTGAGCTGTACGAGCTCACCAAGAGCGGCGACGTCGTGCACGCGATGGAACGGTCGACAGGCAAGCGGCTGAGCTATCCGTGGCAATCGGTGAGGTTCGCTGAGTTCGGAGACGAGGCCACTGAGCCGGCTGATCCGGCCAACCGAGAGACAGCGAGGTAGCCGCTTGGGAAACGGAGTGGAGCTGCCAGAGGGGCTCGTCAAGAAGGCAGCCCAGCAGATGCTGAACGCGGGCGATCTGTCTGGTCGCATTCGCGACGTCGACGGCGTGCGTGAAGATACGTCGCGCAAAGAGATCTGGGTTCTCTGCTGGCAGATCAGCGGCAAGCGGTGGAAGGCGACCACGGTCGAGCCGATCACGATTCACGGGACGGTGACGTGCTACGGCCACTCGGAAGCAGCCGCGTGCGGTTCCGAGATGCGCATGGCTCTGATTCGCGCGCTCGTGCAGGGCGGCATTCATAACACCGAGGCCGAGGCACAGGCGTACGTGCTCCATCGCGTCGACTTGCGGGTCGCGCACGTGGACAGGTTGAAGTGAGGAGCGAAAGCATGAGTGATTCGAAAATAAGTTTCGGCGACGGGTACACAGCGCATGGATTCGGCAACGGCGTTGTCGTGTGCCGCAAGCACCAAACAGACGGGTCGGTGCCGTTGACGTCGGGCCGCTTCAACGCGGAGTTGGCGCAAGGCTGGTGTCAGCTGGCCATTGGCAAGCCCGAAGCCGCGAGCAGGGCCCTGGCGGTGTGCCAATGGATGGCCGACTCCGCGCCGTGGCTGGCAAGCAGCAAAGCTCACCTGGCTGGTCTCGCCGAAGAGATCGCGAAGCGCGGCTAGGCCATGACCATGGCGGCAGACGCGATCGCCGAAGCGGACGACGGGCTCTCCGAGAAGGAGCGCCGGTTTTGTGACGCGTATGCTGGCGATGCGGCAGGAAACGGCGCCAAGGCATGCAGGATGGCAGGCTACGAAGCCACCGACGCGTCACTGGCGACCATCGCATGGCGGCTGTTGAGGAAAGTCGACATAAAGCGTGCCATCGACGCGCGCATGGAATCGGACCCACTTGTCGCTGGCAGAGTCGAGCGCCTGCGTTTCCTGACCTCCGTTTTGCGCGGTGAGATTACCGACGAGAAGCTCGATGGCGAGGGTAGCCGCGTGGAGCTCAGGGTGGACTCGAAGGCTCGGCTCGCGGCTGAGGCGGCGCTGAGCAAAGTGGCGGGCGAGCACGTGCAGAAGGTCGCGCTAACGAACAGCGCAGGCGACGACATTGCGGGCGTGCCTTTGTCCGAGCTGTTGGCGCTGCGCAATGGGTGATGGTCGTGGTATCTTCCGCGCGAAGGAGCAACAGCGATGAAGGTCTGTCAGAGGCATCAGCAAGCATTCGAGAGCGCGTGTCAGTACTGCGAGCCGGAGAGCGCCGACGCAGGCTGGCTGTTCCGCAAGCTAGCCGGGGCTGGCTTGGACGAGCAGCTCGCAGCCTTCAGCGCTGACCGGCCGCCGAATCCGCATGGGCTCGCTGAGACTGCCAAGCGGCTCCACGTGCCGGAGCGCAGCCTCGAGCAGGAGGTCGAGCCTCCGCGTCTGCTCCGCATCGCGCTACCAGGCGAGACCGCGCCGACGCCTGAGCAGCTCGCGCACCGAGCCCGCGAGGCTGAGCTTTCCCGCGTCATCCAGCGCGATGAGGAGCGGGCGAAGCTGTGGCAAGAGGCGGTCAGCACGTGCTCGGTGGCAGCTCGCACGGAGCTAGTCAAGAAGGCCATGGAAGAGCGCACGGCGGTGCACAGTGAGCGCTTGCAAGAGCTGCAGTTGCAGTCCTCCAAGTTGATGGAGGGGATGCAGCTCGCCGAGACGTACCGCGAGCGATGTCAGCGTCTGGTCGACGAAGGCAAGGCCGTGTGGTTCAAGGCCGACTGGCCGAATAGAGCGCCTGAGGCTGCGCCGCCGATCACGCTCGCTGATCCGCGTGACGCCGACGCCTTCGCGATCGGGTCGCGCTGGGTGCAGGTCCCGCCCGGCGGCGGCGAGGGGCCGGCTGGAGTAGCGACCGTCACCGCGGTCGACGCCGCCTCTGGCATGGTGACGTTTGCGGACATGATGCGCGAGATCGACGTGACGGTAGCCGCGACGTATGCGGACAGAGCGCAAGACGAGCGCGACTTCGCGGACTATCTGAAGCGCGAGGTCGACGGTGCGATGGAGACGATCGACGCAGTCGGTCGGCGCATGGGAGGCTTCATCACCCGCGAGCAGGCCCTCGAGCTGCTCAACCAGCCGGTGCCGGAAGGCACGACAGCAGCCGGGCGCTGGGAGCAGGTCAACGCGTGGCTGCGCGGGCCGGAGTCAGAGCCGGAGGCTGACGAGGACGAGGACGGCGCCGAGGCCGAGCTCGCAGAGAAGCTGCCGCATCTGGTCGGCTTGGCATGCGAGGACAGTCCGGAGGTGCGCGACCTGCCGCCGCTCGAGCGCGCTGAGGCTGAGTTTCTGCTGCGGCTCGAGTCTGCCTACGACCGCGTCTCCGACAAGCACGGCCTTGACCCATGCAACTGGGCTGCGCTGTGTCTGGCGTATCGAGCGGCCAGTGGAGAGCCGTGAGCGCCGTACTCGACACCACCGAGCACGCGAAATGGTGGGTCGCCGCCATCTCCTCGGGATGGGCCGAGCAGCTGCGCCAGCGCAAGGCAGCCGTCGCAGGCGCACCGCCAGCGGGCGCAGCGGCTGATGGCCAAAGACGACATCCGGCCCCGCAAAACATGCGAAGTGGAATGCACTGGGTGCGGCTGGTCATTTTGGCTAGACGCGCTGGATCATGCGCTGTTCGCGCCTGTCTGCGCGACGTGCAAGTATGGCGATCGAGAGTTGCCGAAGGCGCTCGGCGCAAAAGAGAATGGCTGATGAGGCTTGAGCGAGGCGAGGAATGGCTCTGCTACGAGGACCTGGAAGAGCTGCTCGCGCAGGCCCCCGGCGACGTGCTCACGCTCATCCGGCCGGACTCAGTGCGCATGCCCGTGATCGTCACCCGTGTGGACGTGGTGCGCTCTAGGCTGGCGTTTCGGCGCTATGCGGGGAGCTGCTGAGGCTCGCAAAGCGAGCGCCTGAGCGGTTCGTGCCAGCATCGTGGACGTGACTCCAGACGAGTTCGTCCAGCTCTGTCGCGACATGCTCGCCCTCGACCCGCCGCCAACGCGGGTTGAAGCCGTCGGGTTTGTCGCGCTGTTTCCAGCGAAGGGTCCGCGGCTCGCAGTCGACAAGGCTCCCGACCGCGCCGACAAGGAGCCTGATCCGCGCGAGCTTACGGCTGAGCAGCGGCTCGAGATCGAGCTTCGGGCGGAGCTGGAGGGGCGATGAGCGGGCCGATCTGCTGGTACGAATCATCTCGAGAAAACGTCGCCCGCGAAGTCTTCACGACGACGGCGGCCATCGAGGCTGAACAATATACGCAACGACGCATGACGCTCCACTTTCTCGACCTGGTCGCGGACGGCAACCCTAGCGGTCTGGGCCAGCGCGCCAGCCACACCGCCACGCAACGCGAGCTGTCGCGATTCTTCAAGACCACCCCGAGCGGTTCCAGCTTCAACATGGCCCGCGCCGCGGGCGAGACCGTGACGTCGATGGTCGCGCAGCAGTCGCCGCTGCCGATCTGGATCACGAGCGGCACTGACCTCAAGATCGCGCGCAAAGCTGAAAAGAAGACGAAAGCCCACCAGTCGCAGATGAATGAGCTGCGGCGCGGCGGCGTGTTCACCGAGGCTTTCGGATTCTGCTGGCAGACGGGCACCGGCGTCATCCACGTCTACACCGGCGAGGACAAGCTCCCGAAGCTCGAAGCGGTGAACCCGCTCGAGATGCTGGTCGACCACCTGGACGGGCTGTATCGCAATCCGCGGAGCGTCCACCGCAAGAAGTTCTTGTCGAAGCGCGCGGCCATGGAAATGTGGCCAGGCAACGACGACCTGATCCGCAAATCAGGCACGAACTCGCTGGACGTCATCTCGAGCTACCTGCTGCCGAGCGGCTACGGAGACCTGTCCGAGATGGTCGAGGTGCTCGAGTCGTGGGCATTGCCGCGCGGCAAGAGCAAAGGTCGGCACACGATCTGCGTGAACATGGGCTCGCTGGTAGACGAGTCGTACGAGGAGAAAGACTTCCCGTTCGCGTTCTGCCGCTATCGAGTGCGACCGTTCGGCTTCTGGGGCTCGGGGCTGGTCGAGAGCATCCGGCCGAACCAAGAGCGCGTGAACAGGCTGATCCGCAAGGTGGAGCGAGGCCAGGACCTCGGCAGCAATCTCTACATCTTCTCGCCGGACGACGGCGAGAACAGCGTCAACCCGAACTTCATTACCACGAAGATCGCGACGATCATCCCGTACAATCCGGATATCGGGCCACCCACGCTGGCGAAGTGGGACGGGACCATGATCGACCTGCAGCAGCAGATCGATCTCGAGTTCGAGCGCGTGCTGCGCATCGAAGGCATCAGCGACACGCAGGTGAGCGGTGAAGGCGCGGGGCGCGGCGTCACCAGCGCGGTGGGCGTGCGCGCGACCGACGACGTTCAGTCTCGCCGGCTGTTTCATCCGACCGAACGGTTCGAAGAGATGTGTCTGCGTGCGTCGGAGCTTGTTGCGCTGGAGAACGACAAGCTCGCGCGAGACAACCCGCGGTACGCTGTGCGCGGTTACGTTGACAGTGCGGGCGTGAACTTCCTCGTTACGTCGGAGTGGGCGGAGCTCGAGATTCCCGACGGCCAGGCGTGCCTGAACGTCATGAAGATGAACGCGCTCCCCACTACGCCGCAGGGTAAGTGGTCGGCTGTTCAGGAGTGGATAGAGGCGTCGTTCATCACCAAGCCGGCCGCTCTGAAGCTTCTGAACTTCCCTGCGCTAGATGAATTCGCGTCTCTCGAGACGGCCCAGTTTGATCTGGTAATCAGCCAGCTCTGCGACCTGCTCGATGGCATCCCAGTGCTGCCATATCCAAGGCAGTCCATGAAGCTGGCGCTCGACCTGGGCACGAAGGCGTGGGCGAAGATGATCGTCATGAAGCCTGACGATGCCGTGATCGATGCCTTCGAAGAGTACCTAGATTTTGCGAAGGCTCAGGACGACGAGGCTGCCGCAAAGGCAGCCGTCGCAGGCGCGCCGCCAGTAGGCGCAGCGGTGCCGCAGCCTGAGCAGGTAGCGCCTCAGCAGAACGACGCGGCCAATCTCGGCATCGCGGCATGAAGGAGAACACATGTCCAAGAAACACGACGAGCCATCAGCCTTTGACTCGAAATACGACGAGGTGCCGGTCTACTCCGCCCCCGAGCCGGCCCCGGACCAGTCCGAGCAGCCGGATGCCGTCCGCGGACTAGAGCTCGAGCACGAAGCACTGCATCGCGGTGTGGACGCAATCGACGCGCGCGTTGGTGCGCTCGAGGTAGCCTTCGTGGAGCTGCATACGGCGGTGAGCGAGCTGCAGCCCGGCGTCGAGACGCTCACAGCGCGCGCGACGTCGAACGAGAAGGTGTGGGATTCGCTGTGCGGCAACGTCGAGGCGCTCACGGGGCTGGTCGCCAAGCTGCAGGCCGACGTCGACGCGCTTCGAGCGCAGTCAGCTGGCCGGGCGCGCGCCCGGGATCAGCTTGGAATCTGAGAACAACGCCGAGCAAGGAGCAATAGCAATGGCAAGTTTCGTGATTCTGCACAAAGGCGAACTGCACACGGTCCTGGTCGACGACGAGGACTACGACCGCGTCATGGCCTCTGGGCCGTGGCACGTGAACACTGGCAGCAGCAATACGCTTTACGCGGCCCGTAACGTCTACGTCAACGGGAAGCAGACAAAGCGCAAGCTCCACCGCTTCTTGATGGACGCTGGCAACCTCGAAGTCGATCACATCAACGGGAACGGACTAGACAACAGGCGAGAGAACCTGAGGTTCGCAACGCACGCAGAGAACATGCGCAACCAACACAAGCGACGTGACAACGCGTCCGGCTACAAGGGCGTGAGTTTGGAAAAGCGCCGCAGCAAGTGGAGGGCGCAGATCAAGTGCGACGGGAAGAAAATCTTCCTCGGCTATCACACCACCCCCGAATCCGCTCACGATGCGTACTGCGCAGCGGCGGCTGAAATGCACGGCGAGTTTCGGAGGACGGCATGAGTGATCTTGAAGCCGCCGCCACGCCAGCCGCCGAGACTGCGCCAGAAGCCCCGCCGCCGCCCAGCGCCCCGCCCGCACCCGCGGCCGAGCCAGATGAGCGCAGCGCCAAGGAGCGCGCGCGCGACCGGCTGGCCGCGTTGCGGGCGTCGCTGAAGGCGAAGACGGCCGATATCAAGGTCGAGCCGGCCGCAGACCAGCCAGCCGATGACGCGAAGCCGGACGACTCGAAGCTCAAGGCGGACGACGAGTCAGAGCCAGAGCCGAAGCCGAAGGGCCAAGAGAAAGATCTCGAGCTAGATCTCGCCAAGGCGAAGCGCGCGGCGGCCAACGCTAGCGAAGATCTGCGCGAAACGCGTGCGGAGCTGAAAGCGCTGAAGGAGCGCACGACCGCTGACGACGCGTCGCGCGCCAAGATCAAGGACGATCCGGTCGCGAGCCTGGCGGCGTTCAAAGAAATCTTCGGGCGAAGTTTCGGCGAGTACACGCGTTGGCTGGTCGAGAACAAGGCCACGATCGAGAGCCAACAGAAATACGCCGACCTTCCGCCCGACGTGCGCGAGGAGCTCGAGCTCGCCAAGCAGGAGCGGGCCGAGCGCGTCGAGCAGGCTGCGCAGGCTGCTCAGGCCGCGAAGTCGAGCAAGTACTCGGCGAACGTGACGCAGTACCTCACCGACAACGCCGAAGACTTCCCGCTCGCCAGCGCCGCGGAATGGGCAGCTGCTCATCTCGTGGCGACGCACGGAGTCGGCAAGGTCCGGCCCGAGCACATCAAGGCCTTCGAGGAAGGTCTCGCAAAGACGTACGTCAAGGACTTCTCGAACGAACGCGTGATCGAGTGGATCGTGAACGCGGACGAGAAGGTTCTTGCAGCGACCCAAGCAGCAATCGCAAAAGCACTCAGCAAGAAGCAAGCGCCTACCAAGAGCCCCACCGTGGCAAGCCCAACGAACGGTACACCAGCACCTGCGGATGGTCCGCGGGGGCTGAGCAACAGTGCTTCACCCGGGACGGTCGTAAGGAGCCAAGACGACAAGCCGACCCGGAAAGAGCTGTTGGTTGCCGGGATACAGAGGCTTCGTGCAGAGAAGGCCCGAGCGGGCTGAGTGCTCACGACGCCGTAAGGGCGTGCTGTAATGGCTGATCTAGATACTGGAGATGCGGGCTACCTGTTCAAGCTTTTGGCTGAGCAGAAGCTGGATGATGATGCGTTGAAGCGGAACAATCCGCTCGTGAAGTGGATGCCGAGCGAGACAGACTTCACCTCTCACCGAGGCAAGGAAGTTTCGATCGAATACACGACTGCTCAGGGCATGGGCGCGACCGAGGCCATCGCCTCGAGCACGGCCAACCCCTCCAAGGGCACCGTGTTCCTCGTGCCTCAGCGGCACTGGACGCACAACGCTGGACTGCAGCGCGTGGTGCTGCAGAACGCTGCGGCAGGCGGATCTGACAGCGAGTTCGCCGACGCAATGGTGAACGAGTTGGACGGCGTCACGCAGCAGTTCGGCAATCAGCTCGAGCGGCAGGCGTGGGGCACGAGCTCCGGCGTCCGCGGTGTGGTCGCTGTCGGCACCGCGAGCCCCATCACCCTGACCGATATCGCGACGGCGCAGCTGTTCGAGATCGGTCAGTCGTTCAGCGCGATCGATCCGTCTGGCGATGCGTTGCGCGTGGGAACCGGCGTGGTCAGCGGGATCAACCGCACGACCGGCGTCATCACGTACACGGGCACGATCACTGCGCTCGCAGTGGGCGACTACTTGATCGGCCTCGGCGACGGCGGCAATGAGCTGTCAGTGCCCGGCAACTTCGCGTTCGACGGCATCCAGGGCTGGTGCCCTGTCACCCCGAGCGCGAGCTTCCTCGGCGTCAACCAGACGACCGATCGCGAGCGCATCGCTGGCATCTACACGGACCAGAGCACGGCCTCGATCCGCAACGCGTTCATTGCGGCGCAGGCGATCACTGACCTGATGAGCGGACTAGCGCTCGACCAGGCAGCGCCGCTGTTTTGCAACCCGCTCAACTACGCGGAGGTCGAGATGTCTGTAGAGGCATCGAAGGTCAACGCGATGTCTCTCAAGGAGAAGTACGGGATCGGACTCGAGGGCATCTCGGTCGGCTCCATGAATTTCGTCAAGGCGGCGTTCTGCCCCGTCAATCACAGCTTCAAGATCGGCAAGGGCGCGTTTATCCGCGGTTCGAGCGGGAAACAACCCAAGTTGAACAACTTCAACGCGGATGGCTCGGCGTACGTCTACGACCCGGCGACGGGGACGTTGAAGTTCACGATGTCACACGACGGCAACGTGTACAGCCGGCGTCCCTATCACATCATGCGCGTCAAGGTCCGCGCGCAGACGGTGCTGGCGTAATGTCTACGGACAACACGAGCGTCTGCCCGAGCTGGGGATTCGGATACAACCCGCTCCATGCAGCTGGCGTGATGACGCCAGTGAACGGGGCAGCGCCCACCACGGTGAACGCGTTCGGACTGACGTTCGCGCGCACCGGCGAGGGCATCTGGACGGCCACCCTCAAGGAGATCCCGAAGGGTGGGTTCACGGCGATCGTGCAGGGCGTATTCGCCTCTGGCGGCCGCGAGATGCGGATGACCGCGTGCGTGCAAGCGACCGGGGTCATCACGTTCACGAACGACACGAACGCGGGCGGCGCGGCCGACGACGTGACCGGCCTCACGGCGGTCATGGTGCTCGTCTACGGCGTGCGGGGGTAGCCGATGAAGCACGGCAAATCTGGAATCGCGCTGCTGCTCGAAGGGCCGCCCGAAGACGAGGACGACGAGGAGAGCGAGGACGCTGGCGAAGAAGACGCGCTCAAGGCGTTTTTCAGGGCCGGCCGCGCAGGAGACTGGGCAAAGGCAAAGGAGGCGATGGAACAGTTCCTCCTCGCATGCGGCGTAATTGACGAGGAGCACATCGACGAGGACCACGAGATAGACGGTCCGATGATGTAGCGGATGAGCAGCCCGGCGCGAACGTCGGGCCGTTCTCCTGAGCCACCGCTGGCGGTTCAGGAGAACGAAGGAAGGAGCTGTCAGATGAACTTTGGACAAGCGATCGAAGATCTGAAGGCCGGCGCGTGAACATCACTTTCACAGTCGCGTCAGTACTCGAGAACGCGCGCCAGCGAATGGCGATCCCGGCGTTTTCGGCCAGCACAAACGTGACCCAATCGCAAAGCCTGCTCTGGCTGAATCAGTCGCTCGAGTCGCTGCAGGCGCTCACGCGGCAGAAGCTTGGCGGAGACTACGACCTGCTCACGACGGGGTCGCTCAGCACGACGACGAACTCGGCGCTGGTCACGCTGCCTGCGATCTGCGGCGAGATGCACGACCTGCTGTGGGTGAAGGACGCGACCACGATCGTACCGCTCGAGGCCATGACCAAGGACGATCTCACGACGAACGCATTCGACCCTGGCGAGTGGACGGCACCGCCACGCTATCGCCTTGAGGGCAACTCCCTTCGACTGTCACCGGTGCCGAACCAAGCCTACGCGCTCCAGATCTGGTTCACGAACCACGCCGCGATCACAGCCACCGGTGACACGGTCACAGGCAGGCTCGACTGGTCGCAGTGGCTCGAGCTCGACCTGTGCGCGAAGTGCTGCCAGCGCAAGCGCCGCTTCAGCGACGTGGCGATGTTCGAGCAACTCAAGACAGCGCTCGCCGCCGACATGTTCTCGCGCAAGCGTCGACGCGATCAGAACGCGGTCCATCAGGTGCGCGACGTTGGCATTTACGGCGAGTGGGACTACTGATGGCCGCCGACCTGTCTGACCTGCTGCAGCGTACCGGAATGGACGTGGCCTCGCTTGCGAGTCGACTGCGCGAGCTTGCACGGATCACGGATACGGTGGCCGTAACCGACGAGGTGGTGCCGCTCGATCTCGGCGTGCCACAGCTCACCCCGGGCTCGGCGCACTGGCAGCGCAGCGCGAACGCGTGGGTAATCTCCGCGCCCGGAGAAGAGCAATCGATTACCTTCAGCCTCGACGTGTTCGTGCCGCGCGGGGCGCGGGTAACCGGACTTAAGATCAGCTACGCGACGAACGCGAGCTACGTCGACGGTGACGTTGCGCTTGAGCTGATTGTACACGACTCGATCGGTACGCAGACAACGGCGGTGCAGAGCAGCGTGGTGCTCGTCCCGTCGACGACGTCGCTTAGCCCGATGCGCACGGCGCTCGCGGTCAGCAAGCGCCTGCTGATGAGCGACGGCAAGGAGACCATGCTGCGCGTGCGCTACGTCGTCGCGCGGGCGAGCAGCGAGTTCCGAGTGTACGGGCTGAACGTCACGTACACGTACACGAACCGTCCGCAGCCTTATCCGCTGACCAGACTGGTGGCTATTGCTGGTGCGCTCAGCGCGGCGATGTCGAGCTGCTCTCTGGCACAGCTGCAGCCAACGCTCTACTCGCCGGTCGCACAGTGGGCGCTGCGCGGCGCCCCGACCACGGCCATCACGTATGCGGATCGCTCTGGCAATGGTGTGAACTTTACGGGAGGCACTCCGATCCCGTGTCCAGACCTGATCTGCGGGCAAACGTGCATCACGAATAGGCCTCCTGCGCCGATCTCGCCGGGGCTCCTAACGGTCACGTCTGCGTCGCTGAGAATCGGCGGTGCGTTGACGCTCACGTGCAGGGTATGGATCAAGAGCACTGGCGCTACGCAGGTGCTGCTCGAGCAAGGCGGGTCCTCGGCAGCCAGCGCAGACAACGCGCAGTACGTGCTGTACGTCGACAGCGCTCACAGGCCTGGTCTCTTCTGGGAGACGGGCGCATCCGTCGACAACTCGGTGACGTCCACGCTCGTAGCGCCGAATGGCAAATGGACGTTCCTGAGCTGGCGTAGAGACGGTTCTGGCAACCTTACGTTCGGAATTGATGGCGTCTACGAGACGCTTGCTGGTGGCCTCCCCACTGGGGGCAGCACGTCATTCCTTACGATCATGGACGATGACGGCGGCAGATCGCCGTGGCAGGGCGGAGTGGCAGACCTGTGCGTCTGGGCCAGCAGGCTTACCGACAGCGAGCTGCAGCCGCTACAGCGCGCGGCTATGGGGGTTGGCTGATGGCCGGTGAAGAACTCAAGCTATCGTTCTTGCTCAACGGCGGCATTGACGATCGCTCGCAGGCCGAACTACGCGCACCCTTGATCCAGCAAGGCGCTAGCCCGAATCTCGCGGCGAGCATCAACACGCGCCTGTCGCCGGTGCCGGGCACCGTCACGCGCGCTCCGGCCCTCACCGCGGTGAGCGGCACGGGCACGGCCGGCGTGGACTGCTACGGGCTGCTGGCGAGCGACGCTGGCGATGCAGCTGTCGAGTTCTTTTTGCCCGGCGACGAGGGCGCGGCGCTAGGCAATCGCGCCATCTACGGTGACGGCGCAACCAGCACGGCGATCCTGCGCCATCAGACGCTTCCAGCGTCGCTGCAGAGCGTGTACGTGCCAACCGTGGTCGAGCCGTTCATCTCGTTGACCACGCCGTATGGCGCGGATCTGCCCGAGGCGGTCGCATACGACGTGACAAACGCGCGCATTATGCGCGTGGCAACGGACGCGGTTAGCGCGGCGGTCTACGGCTACGTAGTAGACACGCTTGGGCGTGTCGTAGTGCCGCTGCAGCTTCTGTTCGTAGATGCGGCCATCACGTGGCTTGGGCTGACGTGGCACGGCGCGAACGGTTTCTATGTCTGGTACGAGGACGGGACCGCACTGCGCAAGCGGCAGGTCACTGTCAGTGGCTCGCTGTTCACGGTCGGCTCCGAGACCACGGTGTACACGCCGGCCGCGCTAGGAGACCGCACAGACGTATGCCGAGTCAGCGACACGATCGCCGCGATCCTCGGCACGTCGTCTGCAAGTGCCGACGACGCCACGCTGCGCAGCCACAACGTGACGAGCGGGGCGGAGACCACTGCGGCTCTATCGGGCGTCGCGGCCGGTACCCCGACGTACTACTCGGTCGTTTGCGAGACGATCCCTTCTCTCGCTGTGCAGCGGATCGGGGTGGTTTGCTCGACGCAGACGGGGACGGCCGTGAACACGGGCGTCTACGACACGACTCCCACGGCGATCTGGGGGCCAACCTCAGAGGCCACGTTCCACGGGCCCGTTGCCTGCCGTTTTCAGGACAGCGCCGATGGCGCGCGGCTCGTGTACGCGGTGAGCGACGACTCGGGGTCGTTCTCTGGCGCGGCCGACACGCTGCGTACGCAGTTCAGGTCGCGTTCGATCGCGACCGGTGGCGCCGGGCCGTTCGTGGCGGATGTGCCTTGGATGGTTCTTGCCAACCGTGGAGCACAGCTTGCGATCGGGGCGAGGCTGTACCCCGTTTTCTGTCTGCAGCGCGCGTACTCCGGGCCAGCACAGGCATCCGTCTCGTCGCCTGACTTTGTAGACGATCCGGATATCCAGGTGTGGCTGGCAAACGAGGGCGTGGCAACCATGCAGGTGAGTCCGATCGCCCGCGCTGGCGTGGTCAGGTCTGGCGCGTCGCCTGCGCGGTGCGCCATCGACGCCAAGCTGGCGGCCGGAAGCGCGGTAGGCGTAGGCCCGAGCGTCTACTGCTCGTATCTCACCGAGAGCTCTGGCGGATTGGCGGCGTACGAGCCGCGCATGGCGGTCATAAGCGCGGTCCCGCAGACGCTGCGCTCCGCCCACGATAAGAGCGGCCTGGCCTTTGCTGCGTCCGCGTTACCCGTTCAGTGGGACGGCAACGAGCTCTCAGAGGCTGGCGGCCCGCTGTACGGGCCGAAGTTGCGGGGGACCGTCACGGGCGGCAGTGGAGCGTCGTATGCGGCTGGCATTTACTCGTTCGTGGCGATCTACGTCTGGACCGATGCGGCTGGCATGCTGCACAGGTCGCGCGTCAGCAACGTGGTCACGATGACGCTTGGAGGAACGGATGAACCCACGCTGGCGGTCAGTTTGGCGGCGTCGCTGAGGCCAGAAGTCAGGGCAGAGGTGTATGGCACGACCGCGAACGGGATCACGTTCCACCGTATAGCGGCGTATCCGACGTCGATCAGCACAGTGGTCAACTTTGCGAACTTGCCCGAACCGCTACTCGAGAGCCCGCAGATCTACTCCACTGGCGAGGCCGGCCAGGAGATCATGCCGCAGCCGCCTCCGCCGCTGCACGACGTGGCGATTGTCGGCTCGCGGATGTGGGGCATCGACGCGGAGATTCGCAGCCGCGCCGTGCACAGCAAGCTTCGCGTGAGCGGCGTGGGCTTTGAGTGGTCGCCGGCCATGGAGGTCAACTTCCCCAGCGGGGGTGGCGACCTGCAGCGCGTGTTCGAGATGCAGGGCGTGCCGGTGTTCGTGGGCTCTCGCGCCACGTTTTACGTCACCGGCGAGGGGCCGGACAACAACGGCGCGGGCGGATTCTTTTCTGCGCCCACGAAGGTCAGCGATCACGGCTGCAGCAACGCGCTCGCGTTCGGGTCGTTTCCTGGCGGGGCCGTCTGGCAAGACGGTCTGAAATGGGTGGTGATGCGCGGCATGCAAACGGCTTACGTCGCTGGCGTGCAGTGCGAGTTTACGCCGATTGCAGCGCTGCACATGCGCCGCTCGTGCGAGATCGTGTTCGTGAACCCGAGCGGCGGCGCCAAGGTCTACAACTACGAGTACGATCGCTGGACAACGTGCGACGCGGCGGCTGTTCCCGTCTCCACGCTTGGGGCGAGCGTGCCGTACTCCGACTTCACGGCATACCTGTACAGCAGGGCCACGGGAGCCTTGCTGAAGTGGGCTGACGCCACCCCCTCCGACAGCGCTGTCAACATGACGTTGGAAACGGACTGGATGCTGCTTGGTGGCGACTGGCAGGATGAGGTCATCCTGCGGTACATCGTCTTCCGCGCGAACCGCGCCGGGCCGCATGCGCTGACCGTCGATGTGTTCACCGACTACGCCAGTTCGGCGACGACGTCGCGCACGTGGACGAACGCCGAGTTGCTGTCGGTGGCTGACGCGCTCGGCAATTATACGATCCGCATCGAGCCACTCGAGCAGGCATCGCGCGCGGTCAAGGTCCGCATCACGGACAGCACGGTGGGGGAGACCGACAGCGAGGGCATGCGGCCGATCGCGCTGACGGTGTACTACGCGGCAGAGAGCCCTCTGCGCGAGGAAGCGTTCGCGCTTGACGCGGCGACGAAGTAATGGCCGGGCTGAGCTGCCAGCTGGCTACCGACAGACCTGCAAATCCGTCTCGCCGACCCTCGTGCACACGACCAGGTTACCCGTGCGCGCGGCATGGATGACGGTCAGGGCCTGGAAGAATCTGAACGCGCCGCCGCGCGCCGGGGCATTGGCGCGAGCGCGAGCGCGCTCGGCGTCGGCCTGCGCTTTCAAATGCGGGGCCCGTTGCGCGTCTGACCACACCCGCCACTCCCGCTCCTCTGGCGTTTCGAGGCTTGCCACGTAATTGCGCGGCGTCTTGACGTGCGCGACGTGAATGCAGCCGGTGGTCAGGCTTACGATCAGTGCGAGCGCGAGCTTCATGACCGTATCTTACGACCGGTCGTGTCCAAAACTTGAGAGCAAATCTCGCGCAAAGCGAGCGCCGGGCGCGTTCGGCATACGATCGCGGGCAATGGGAAGAGCTGGCACGAAAGGTAGTCGTCGACGCAAGGCACGCCGGGAGTTGCGGAAATCGGCCCGCACGGCCAAACCGCAATACCTAGGCGGCAGCGAGAATGCCGAGAAGGACCTGCTACGCACCGCCGAGCGAGAGAGCGAGTCGGCGCGTGAAGAGCGTTCAGCCGCCACCAAGCGCCTCGACGATGCAGCAGGCCGCTCGCAGCAGCTCGAGAGCGCCGCGGACCAGGATTACCGGAGCCGCCGAGCCGAGGAAACCGAGTCTCGTGGCGCGCAGCAGAGCTCGATCTCCGGCATCAACGCGGGCGCGACGTCGGCGATCGGCCTGCGCAACCGCGCGCTGCTCGACAACGACCTGAACGCCGCTGCCTCGCGCGGCATCGCGGAGAACGAGGCGGTTGCGCAGCAGCGTCTCGGGCTGCAGACGGGCCTGATCAGCCGTCAGGCGCGCGGGCTCGCCGGCAGCATGGGCGAGGGCGGTGCGCTGGCCATGCAGCAGGCCATTGCGAGCTCCGGCGCCGGCGCTGCCGAGCTCGCGGCCAAGACCGCGGCGGAACAGGCGGCACAGGCCGCGAAGATGCGGTTCGAGGGCGCGACGGGGCAAATCACCAACGCGATCGGGGCGGCCGACGCGAACGCCGCTCTCACGTACACGGCGGGCCAGGACGTGGCCGCGGCAACGCAGTCCCTGCGCCAGGATGACGCCGCTGCGCTAGCCGCCGCGAACGCCAGGCAGACGGCGTTCCTCAACGCCCGCAACGAGGCCGCAGGTGCCGGCGCGACCGCTGCGCTGGGGGCGTCCGGGCAGGAGCTTGGCTCGCAGGCGGCGCTGGTCGGTGGGCAGGTGGCGGCCAGCCAGGCCAACGAAGCAGCGCGGCTCGCGAGCGCGGAGGCGAACTCGCTCGCGGCCAGGTTCGCTCGGATGCGGACTGCGACCACGGGCGGGATGATCAAGGTCGGATGGCTGTGTTTCGCCTGGAAAATCGCGGAGTTACTTGCTGTAAAGGTGGGCTGAAGTTATGGCGCGCGGCAAGAGGCAAACGGCAGAAGAGACACTCAGGGCACGATCTGGCAAATCTTGACCGGTGGGCACTGGTCCCTACGCCAACCAATCGAGGCGATCTAATGTTCGGACAGGATCTCAGCGACGACGATCTCAACTCTGCCTTGCAAGTTTCCGGGTCGGACTATCGCGTTCCATCGGCGCAGCCTGCTGTCGGTTCGTCCGTACAACCACTGCAGACCGCTCCGCCAGCGCAGCCCGCTGCCACGCCCGCCCCGATGGCGCAGCCGGTCGCGCAGGCATACGACACGACCGAGCGCGGGAAGCCGACCGAAGCCCTGGCCAACCGCGGCATGCAGGGCATCGCCGTCAACACGACTCCGCAGGAGGCCGCTGATCGTGCAGCGGAGCGTGCGAAGGCGTCGGCAACGTCGATGGCCCCGCCGTCGACGCCTGGGCAGACGGCCGAGTCAGGGCAGTCTGGCCCTACGGATATGAGACCGCCCGCGGGCCGGCCAGACGACGGCAAAGATCCCGGCGGCAAGCAGTTTTTGGGCGCCATCCTCAAGATGTTTGGGTTGGGCTGATGGCAAGCTTTGAGATCACGCGCCGCGACGGCAGTGTGCACACCGTGCTCGTTGACGACGAGGACTTGGGGCGCGTTATCGCGGCAGGGCCGTGGCGTGTGCATGCGCCGAATAGCGGCAATACGCTGTACGCGATCCGTGACATTTACGTCGACGGAAAAAGGACGACTCAGTATCTCCACCGCTTTCTGCTCGATGCTGGCAACTTCGAGATCGACCACATCAACTGCGACGGCCTGGATAACCGACGCGCGAACCTGCGGATCGCCACGCCATCTCAGAACCAGCACAACCGTGGCGCACAGCGCGACAACAAGTCCGGATACAAGGGCGTCACCTTGGACAAGCGCCGCGGCAAGTGGATGGCGCAGATCGCACTCGAAGGCAAGCGGCGGTCGCTCGGCCTACACGCCACGCCCGAGCTCGCGCACGCGGCATACTGCCGCGCAGCTGCCGAGCTGCACGGTAAGTTCGCCAGGATCGCATAGATGGCACGACTAGAACCGCTAGGATTTCTAGGCGCTGACACCGGAGATCTGCGCCAGGCGCTCGCGGCTCAAGGAAGCGATTCGAGCTTCCTTGACGCGGCACCGGCTCAGCGCCAGCAGCCCGCACCAGTTCCAACTGCGCCAGCCGTCAACCCGCTCGACCAAGCGCTCGAGCTGAGCGGCAGCACGTACCGGCTGCCCTCAGCCGCGCCCGTGGCAGCACCAGCGCCAGCCCCAGTCGCGCCACCGCCTATCAGCGCGCAGGCGTTCGATCCGAGCGCTGGGCTGAAGCAGCTCCGCGGCGAGCAGGTCGCTGGCGTGAACGAAAAGATGGATCTGGCCACGCAGAAGGGCGAGATTGGCGCCGAATCCGCGACTCGCCAGGCCGAGCAGCACGGCTTGCAGCGCGACGAGCAGCGCGCCGGCATCGACTCCGCGAAGTCGAGGCAGGCCGCGAACGACGAGCGCCGTGCACGACTCGAGCGGCAGGCCGACGAGGCGCTCGAGGCGATGAGCGACGCGATCAAGAACCCGCCCGACGCCACGAAGGGCAAGGCGCTCAGCATCGTCGGCTCGATCCTGTCGATGCTCCCGGGCGGCCAGACGATCGGCCAGGGTTTCCAGATGCTGCAGCAGAGCATGGCCGAGGACATGAACGCCTACGCGCTCAAGATCCAGAGCAACAAGGAAGCGGCTGGAACGTTCGCCAAGATGGCCGGCGCCGAGGACGATGAGAACGAGTCGTTGTTGCGCCAGCAACAGCTGATCGGCAACATGACCGCGGCCACCTACGACTCGGCGCTGAAGCAGATCGAGAGCGAGGCGAAGTCGGACGAGGAGCGGCGCGCGGCGCAGGAGGCTCGGCTCGGCGTGCGGCAAATCGCGGTGCAGGGCGCGGTCAGCGCAAGCGAGCAGCGGGCTGCGTTCGCTGCGAAGAAAGCGCGCACCAATGCTCAGTCCGCTGCTGACACGGAGATCATCAAAGCGATCGTAGGCGCACCGTCTCCCGAGGCGGGGAAAGCAATCGCGGCGCAGTACGGTCCGCATGGACTCGAGCTGCTCGGATTGGCGCAGAAGGGCGACGTCACGCAGGCGGGTCTCGAGGGCAAGCGGGCGGACACCGAGGCGACGCGCGCCAAGCTTGCGGCAGGGCCCGCGCCGAAATCGCTCACCGATGGTGAGCGCAAGACACTGCGGCTGTTCGCGGGCGTGGCGCCGTCTGTCTCGAGAATTCGCGAGATGGCCGGCGGCCGAGGCGCGCCGCATCCGTACGCGGACAACGCGCCTGACATCCTTCGTTCGGCCGAGGCGCTGGAGGACGAGGCGGCGCTGAAGAACGTGGCGCTGGCACTCCTGCGCGACGAGTCGGGGGCGGCGCTACCGCCTGCCGAGCAGGCCGAGAAGCGCGCATCGTGGGGCGTCGACTCCGGAGATCCTGACGTGCGCAAGCGCGGGCTGCAGCTGATGTTGGCGGAGTTCGACGCCCGCAACGGCATGCTGACAGGCGAGGGCGCTGCCCCTGCCCCTGCCCCACTCGCGCCGCCGTCCGCGCGAGACCCACGGTTCACCCCTGGCCGCGTGACTCCGCAGGCTTCACAGCGCGGCGTCACACCAGCGGCGCCACGGCCCGCGCCCCTGGGTGCTCAGCAGCAGCTCGTCAATGCGCCGTACGCGCTCCCCGACGTGCAGGTGAACGTCACCCCCGAAGAACTCGCAGGCATTCCCAGCGAGTGGTTGCGCAGATAGATGGCCCAGCGCGTTCAAATCGTTGCTCCAGACGGCACCCTTGGTCACGCAGACGAGGCTGATGTGCCGTCAATGCTGGCGGACGGCTATCAGCTCGCCACGCCCGACGCGACCCCGGAGGCTGCGCCGGCATTGGAACTCGCGCCTGGGCCGACGTTGCCTGCGGTCGAGATCGTGCAGCCGGAGACAACGGAGCCCGAGCGCGTCAACGTGTTCGCTCCCGACGGGACGCTCGGCAACGTGGCCGCGGCGGACCTCCCGAGCATGCTGCAGGAGGGCTACCGCGCCGCCGACGAGACCGGCATTCAGAGGGCCGCCGAGCTCGAGTACAACGAGTCCGCGCTGGGCATCGCGCAGACCGCGGCCGAGCAGGCCGCGCAAGGAGCCACGCTCGGCGGCTACGGGCTGGCAGCTGGCGCGATCGACGACGGCTACGGCCAGCGTGTCGAGCAGCGGGCCGAGGACAACCCGATCACCGCGACCGCGGCGCAGGTGGCCGGAGCGGTCGCGCCCGTGCTGCTGTCGGGCGGCACAGGCGCAGTCGGCGCGATGGCCAGGGTCACGCCAGCGGCCCTGGCGGAGCAGATCGGCGCTCGAGCTGGGGTAGGCGCGGCGAAGTATTTCGGGGGCAGCGCAGCCGTCCGGCTGGGCGTTGCAGGCGCAGTTGAGGGCGGGCTCGGCAGCGCGGCCTTCGACGCTGCCAGCGGCGCCGACCCGGTGAGCGTGCTGAAGTCGCTCGGCACAGGCGCAGCCATCGGCGGCGCACTCGGCGCGGGGTTCGGCGTGGCGGAGGGCGCGGTCGGCGCGGTGCGCGGCAAGCTGCGCGAACAGCTCGACGCGTTCGCGGGACGTCGCCAGGCGATGCGCGTGCAGGCCGAGATCGCGGACCTGCACACCGTTGACGCGCTTACCGCGCCCCTGCCCGAGGAGACGGCGGAGCATCTGATCGTTGGCCAGGGCGACAGGCTTCTTGCTGACCTGCCAGTCGATCAGATCGACGCGGAGGTCTCGTCGGTGCTCGCAGAGATCAACGACGGCGCGGGCAAGGTCACTGAGCAGACGGTGCGCGACATCAACGCCGCGTTGCCCAAGGTGACCGGCGCAAACGTCGCGGACCACATCACGGCTCTGCGCACGAACGCATCGAAGACTGCGAAAGAGCGGCTCGCGGGCGGCGCGGCGGACCCGTTGGAGGCCATGCGCGCGGCGCGCGGCGACCTCGACAACGAGCTCGACGACATCGCCCGCGAGGTCGAGAAGCGCCGCAACCGGATCTACGACGTGCGCGACAGGATCGACACTGACGATGCGCTCGACGCGAAGCTGCGCGGCGTGGTGGAGCGGACCAAGAACAGCATCACAGCGTCGCCAGCGTCGATCACGAGTGAGATTCAGCGGCTGCAGGATGCCGTGGCTGGCACACGCGCGGCCTACGGTGACGCGGCACTGGCGATGGACGGCGGCACTGCGGCGCTGCGCAAGGTGGAGCTCACGATCGCAGACCTGTCGCCGCGCATCGGCGACGCGATCGCAGACGGCGATCTGGCGCGGGCTTACGCGTTGCTCGACCGGATGAAGCGCGTGACGCAGCGCGTGGCGAAGCGGACGCAGAGCCGCGAGGTGAAGCAGATCCTTCGCGAGAAGTCCGAAGACTTCAAGAACTACCTGATGGACGAGGCGCAGTGGGGCGACGTCGCCGTTCTTCAGCGCGAGTTCAACGGGCCTTGGAGCGAGTACTTTCTCAAGAGCGGTGACAGCGACCTGTCGAGCCTCACGAAGGCTCGCTCTGGTGACCGCGCGATCGACCCATTCGACACGTCCGAGCGGGTGAGCGGCGGGGGTATGCGCTCGTTCCTCGACGGCATCGGCGCGCAGAAGACTGAGACGGCCGAGCGGGCGTGGCGCGCGGAACTCGCTGCGGACGTGCACGACCTCGTCAACCGTTCGTCGCTGGTCGGGTCGGAGGCGGATCAGGCGCTCGCGCGTCAGGCTGCAGAGGACGCGGTCGCCATCGACGCGCTGTCGACGCGGTTCGCCGAGATCAACGCGATGAAGCCAGAGGGTGTGAAGCTCGCCAAGCTGGAGGCCGACCAGCTCAAGATCGCCGAGCAGGAAAGCAAGGAGCTCGCCCGCTCGTCTCTTGCCGCGGAGAAAGAGGCGGCAAAGGAAGCCAAGGACGCGACCCGGCTGGCCACACGCGACGCGAAGGAGATCGAGCGCCAAGCTGCGCGCGAGGCGAAGGAGTCGGCTCGCGAGGCCCGCGAGATTGAGCGCTCGACAGCCCAAGAGCTGCGCGAGCGTGCGGCGGTTGAGGCACGCGCCAAGAGCGACCGCGAAGACGCTGTCTCGACGATCGGTGCGGCATTCGGCGCTGCGATCGGGGGCGCGCCCGGCGCGGCAGTGGGCTTCGCGCTGGGCAAGCTGCCCAAAATCGTACGCGCTGGGAAGCTGCTGCTCTCCCAGACCGACGAGCAGGCCGTGGCACGTGCCGGCAAGGCTGCGGACACGTTCATGCGCACGATCTCGCGCGGGCTCACGGCAGGCGGCAGAGCAGCGCCGGCAGCAGCCGCAGCGTTCTCAGCCAGCAAGATGGCCGAGGCGATGGCGCAAGTGAACGACTTGCTTGACCCGTCGAGCCCGGCGTCGATCGACCTGCAGCGTAAGGCGAACCGGCTCGACGTCGTGCGGCCTGGACTCGGCGCGGCCTATGCTGGCTCGGAGATGGCGCGGGCGGAGTTCATTGCGTCGAAGATTCCGGCGCAGCCGCCGCAGGCGGGACCGTTCGCACGTGCGCCGCGAATGGATCCGGTCTCAGAACGCAAGCTCCAAAGATTTGTCGCAGCCGCTTACTTCCCAGAAAAGGCGCTCGATCGCGTCGCCAACGGGACGAGCTCGCACGAGGATCGGGAGGTTTTGCGAATCCTCTATCCGCAGCAATGGGCGCGGTTCGTGGACGGCGTCGAGCAGCAGCTTTCCACGCGCAAGAAACCGCCGACGTACGACGAGCGGCTTCGGATCTCCTATCAGCTCGGGATCGTCACGAGCCCTAGCACGGATCCGGCCAACCTGCCGGCGCTGCAGGCCGTTGCAGACTCGAATGTCGAGGACGCGAAAGACGCCATCGAAGGCAAGCCGCAGGCGGCCTCTAAATACAGAGCCAAAGGCGATCCAAACAAAGTCTACGGAGCGAGAACTGACGCGATCATTGATCAAAGGTAAGGGAGTTCGATATGAGCACTGCGGTGGAAAAGAGTTGCCTGGTCGGCGGAGTCGTGATCGGGCCGATTGCAGACACGACTGGTCTGACTGGCCTGCTTTATCGCGCTAACGCGAGTGTCAGCAATGGCTCGTTCGCGATCAATGCGGCGATCAGAGGCAAGTGGCTAAACATGTACGCGAAGGGTACGAACTTCCAATTCGCGTTCAGAGCGGAAGGCGGAAACGTCGCCGGCACTGCGGCTACGCTCGTCTACGACCAAGCCGTGACGCCGGGCACTGGCTCGCTTGCAGCTGGCGGGACTGTGCCAGCGGGCATCGTCACGCCGGTTCTCATTCCGTGCAATGCTACCCACCTGAGTCTCATATCCGAGACCGCGACCGGCGTCGTTGAGTGCTATATTTCTGAGTATCTGGCTGGCGGGAAGTAGCATCCAGCAGCGGTAAGCGTGGACGTAAACATCGCGATCGCCGATCAGGCCACGAAGCGTCAGGCCGCGCGCACTGAGGTCAGACGGCGCGCGCGCGTCGAGATGTCACGTCAGGCGCGCGAGAACTCGGCGCAATACAATGCCGCAGTCAAAGCCGTTCTGATCGCGACGCTGCACGACCGACAGCGCGGCGTCGTCGCCGACATCGACGCCGGTGAGCGCTTCATTTCGCTGTGCTGCTCGCGGCGCGGCGGTAAGACGTACCTGCTGGGCACGTTGATCGTGATTCTGATGCACGATCTCCCGTTCGGGCAGGAGATCGTGTTCGTTGCGCCGACGATGAAGCGGGGGAAGGAGCTGATCTTCAGCGAAGTGGCGCGCGTGATCGATGAGTTCTGCCTGCCGTGGCACATCGTGGAGACGATGGGCACCATTCGCACGACTACCGGCGCCTATTTCAGAGTTGTCGGACTCGACAAGAAAAAGCAGATTGGCCGCGTGGCCCGCGGCGGCAACACGCGCGCCTTTTTCAGCGACGAGACCCAGGAATACGCTCATCTACTGCAGGACTTCATCAAGGCCGCGTCGCCAGCGCTGGCGCAGTCCAAGGGAATCTTCATCGCCGCTGGCACACCCGGCGTTGCGCAGAGCGGATTCTGGTATGACGTCTGCAAAGGCGCGGCTGGGTTCCGCTCGTACAACTGGAGCCTGCGCGACAACCCGCACCTTGGCAGACCAGCAGAGGAGATTCTGCGCGAAGAGCGCGAGCGCATGGGGTGGGACGAGAATCATCCGGACTACCGGCGCGAGTGGCTCGGGTTATGGTGCAGGGACAGCAATCGGCTAGTGGTAGAGTTCAACCACGTCAAGAATCTCGTTGCCGAGCCGCCTGGCTACGATATCAAGAAGTGGCGCCACTTCGTGGGAGTGGACTACGGGTTCAACGATCCATGCGCGTGGGTAGTGCTCGCTGCGCATCCCAACTCACGCGAAGTGTTCGTGGTTCACGCCGAGAAACACGCTGGGTTCACCAGCGAGCAGATTGCTGACAAGACATACGAGCTCAAGGTCAGGTTCAGTCCCGTGGCGATAGTCGGTGACAGCGCCAGCGGCGGGAAAACATTCATCAGCGACTTCAATGTTCGGTACGGATCCAAGGCCGGGGTCCGCATGCGCCACGCGCGCAAGGCGGACAAGGCAGGCCGCATCTCGTTCCTAAATACTGAGCTTCGCTGCAGCAGACTACGACTAGTTGAGTCAGCGTCAGGTCCGTTGATCGAAGAAATCGAGGTGCTACAGTGGGCAGATGACGAGCGGACCAAGATACTAGAGGGCTTGTCGTTTCCAGATCACGCGTTCGACGCCGCGCTTTACGCCTTGGGAGAGTTCAGGGCGTACAATCACAAGGCGGCGAAGCCGGAGCCGACCGCGGCCGAGATGGAGCTGGAATCGATCGAGCGCAGGAACGCAGCTGCAAGGGCCGCAGAGTCGTGGGGTACTGGCTGAGCAAGGAGTAGGCGCGATGGCGAGTTTTACGATTACGCGCAAGGACGGGTCAGTTCACACCGTCCTCGTAGACGACGAGGACTACGACCGCGTCATGGCCAGCTGCACCGATTTCTGTTCGATGCTGGTGATCTCGAGATCGACCACGTGAACCGTAACGGGCTGGACAACAGGCGCGCGAATCTGCGCCTCGCGACGCGTTCGGAGAACCTGCGCAACCGCGCCGTACATTGCAACAACACGAGCGGATACCGGGGCGTTCGCTGGAAGCCAGCGCGTCGCAAGTGGGTGGCGAATATCACGCTCAACGGCCAGCAGCACCATCTCGGCTACCACGCCACCCCCGAGGCCGCTCATCAGGCCTATTGCGCCGCCGCGCGCGAACTGCACGGAGAGTTTGCCCGCACTGGCTGATCCCCGGCAAAGCGAGCGCCGGACCCGCCTGTGCGACGATGCTGGGCATGGTCGGTCGACGCCTCCGAGCTCAACGCGGATGCCCACGAGTGGGGGCGGTAGGCGGCGTAGCGTACGAGCTATTCCTGCTCGAGCAGTACCTAGCCCGCAACCTGTTCAGCTGGATGCGCGCAGACTACCGCACCGAGGCGGGCGGGAAGGTCACCGCCTTCCAAGACAAGGTCGCGCTCGAATCGGAGGGGGCGGTTGCGCCGAATGCGCGGAGCGTGGACCCGAACCATGCGTTTGCGCAGGCGAGCGGGCCGAATCAGTCGCCTGCGGCTGCCGCCAGCGCGCTATTCAATAATCAGGTCGTCATCACGAACCCCAGCGAGTCGCTCTTCTACAAGTCGACGATCGCCAGCTCGAACTGGAAGTACCACTCGCACTCGCATGCGATTTACACGGCGGCCAGGACGACAGCCGGCATCGCGTGTGTGATTCACTCGACCGCCAACGAGCTGCCCACGAACCACGGCATTTACTACCCGCTAAGACAGTCCGCGGGCATCAGCACCAACACCGCGACCGGCCGCATTTTGAACGGAACTGCCACTTACCACGCGAATAACAATGGTGATGTTGGTAGCGCACCGCTGAACACGGCGCGAGTTTACGCGTGGAAATACACGCTCAATACGGACCTAGCCATCCTGTCTGCGATTCCGAAGACTGTCGCTGTAACAGGAACGGCGTCTTCATCGAATCCAACTGGTGGGCCTATGGCACTCTTGGGTGACTCAGCTTTCGGCGGGGTGGGACTTATAGGAGACTGGGCAGATACGCTGTTCTTCAATCGCGCCGTGACCGTGGCAGAGGACGCCTTGATCCTTCGCTACTTCTTTCTCCGCTACGGTTTCGTCGCGTGAGCAGGCATTTGCAAGGCTCCGCTGCGCAGTGTGGCGGATGGAAACAGGCCGTCGACGCCGTTGCCGGATGTCCGATACTCGGTGTTACCGTCGGCGGCGAGGAACGCGTCAATCCGCTCGTCGTCGGCCCAGGCTGGACAACCACCGTCGTCTACGAAGTTCTGCAAGTGAATCCCGGCCTCGCATGCCTCGAGGTGCCACCGGACCGCTGGCAGCACTTCGGACAGAACGGCGTGCCTGCGCTCGCGGCGACGAAGCTAGACGGCGAGCTCCCGCCTGGTCTGCTGACGCTGGTCTATGCGCGCAGAGGCTTGGACGAAAACGGGGTGCCTTTCCCTTTAGCGTAGGCGTCGGCGGGACAGCCGTCGGCGCTGAACCAAGGACCCGATGATCGGAGTATTTGCATGGACGAACTGCTGACAGCTATACCACCAGACCTGCTTGCTAAGGCCTCGCCCTGGCTGCTCGGCGCCTTCCTCTTCTGCAGCGGACTGGGCTGGCTGCTCAAGCACTTCGCCGCCGCTGCAATCGCAGCCGATGGGCGTCTGTTCTGGCTCGCTCGCGTGCTCGACTGGGCAGCGCTGAATAGTAAGACCGCCCTGTCGATCGCGAAGGAAGCCAAACTCAAGTCCGAGATCGTGCAGAAAACCGATCAGCTGAATCGGGCGCTTTCGCTACCGCCTGTGAAGTACGTCAAAGAGCTGAACGGAGAGGAATAGCCATGAGTAAGCTCGCCAAAGCCGGCCGCGCCCTCACGATCATTCTTCCGATCGTCGACGGCATCTCGTGGGCGATCGACAAGATCCGCGCGCGCCGCAAGCGCCGTTTCACCGATGCCGAACGTGAGCAGGCCACACGCGAGGCCAAGGAACGCTTGGACGAGATCGTTCGCAGGGCGAAGCGTTGACCGGCGACGACAGGATCACCGAGACGTTCAGCCTGCTCGGCTCGCTGGCCGCTGTCGTCGCCAGCGCGGGCGGGCCGTGGCAGGGGCGAGCGCTGGCGGTATCCAGACTGCTCAAGGAGGCAGAGTCCGCGATCGTGCATCGGCGCAAGTCGCTGCAAGACGTGCTGCTGGATATTCGGCGCGGCCATCTGGGCCCACTGATCGACCCGGACAGTGCGCCAACTCGGGCGGAGCGTCCGAGCGCGAAGCGAAGGGACCAGGAGTAAGCATGCTGAAGGAGTTGCCGCCGTCGGCGGTTGTCGTGCCGAGATGGATCGCGATCGCGCTTGGCGAGATCGGCGTCCGCGAGAATCCGGCGCGGGGCGTGTCCAACCCCCGCATCGAGCAGTATCACGCGGTCACGAGCGCAGGCGAGGCGCTGGACGACGTCCCTTGGTGCTCGAGCTTCGTCTGCTGGTGCATGGAGATGGCCGGCGTTGCGTCAACGCGCAGCAAGGCCGCCGCTTCATGGTCGCAGTGGGGCGTCGACTGCACGCGCGGGTTCGGCTGCATCATCGTGTTCGGCAAGCACGACAAGGACGCGCGCGGCACCGGCCACGTCGGCTTTTGCTTGGGCACGACCGGGCACGAGGTTTTCGTGCTCGGCGGAAACCAAAAGCAGAGAGTCGGCATCGACGTGCGCGACGCGCGCAAGATCGTGACGTGGCGCTGGCCAGAGGCGGTCCAGCTGCCCAAGGCGACGTCGTGACCGTCAGACTGACGGTACCATCGGCGCCAAAAACTACGCCGCCGGCTTCCCTTTCGGGCTTGCACGGCGGCGCGGAGCGCGTAGGCTCAGGTTTACCACAACCTGATGTCAAAATACTCGACATACGGTTCTTGCGCAAGCGAGACGAAGCGCCTCCAGCGGCGCCAAGCAGTGCCCGGAAGTGGCGGGCGCACGGCGACAGCCGAAATAACTGGGCGTCTTTTGAACGAGACGCGAAAGCGGCCAACTCTCCTCTGCCTGATTCATGTGGGGACCGGATTGCGCGGGCGGCACAGACCGCTCGGCCCTTGCCTTGCCGCAAGGGTTCGCACGGGGGCTCGCGCCCTTTTGCGACGCCGCACCAGCTGTCCGGGTGGAGAGCCTCGCCGCATACGCGGCCGGCTGCATGTCGACAGGGTTACCGTCAGAGCAGAACGTGGCCGACGAGGCGTACTGACCTGCACGTTTCTGTAGCAGCGGTCCGGCGCCAGAGAGCCCGGCCAGACCTACCAAAGAACAGCCACCTAGGACTGAGAGCGAGAGCCCATCAGGTCCAGAAAGGGCTGGATCTAATCTCTGACCTGGCCTGGTGGGCGGCCCCGTGAATGGCGGACATTTTTCGCTGGCTCGGCTCGCTCTCGCCCGACACAGCCGGCAGCGCGATCGGCGCCTTCTTCGCGGCGTTCCTGCTGGCGACGGTGGCGCGGGTGAAGGCGCATGCGGAGAAGGCACGCGTGAAGGCCTACGCGAAGGTCGAGGCAGATGCCAGGGCGTCCAGCACGCCGACGATGCTGCCGCCGCCCTCGCCATCCATCCCCGCGCCCGTAAAGGCGCTCGACGTCCGGCTGCGCGAGATGGAGAGGCTGATTCGCATGCGCACTGAGTGGGACCTCGATCAGTGCAGAGTGCACGTGAAGGAGCTCGAGGCCGCCTACGCGCGCATCCAACAGGACGCCGCTCGTCAGGCCACGTCGCTGATGATGACGAGGCGCGATCTTGACCAGGCCCTGTCGGATGTCGCGGACGCCAAGGCTGCCGTCGCCCAGTCCGTCAGGGACCGGAACGCGGCCGACGCGCGCGCCCTGCGGGCCGTGGAGGAGCTGGGCGAACTGAAGCGCGCCATCGCCAGCGGCCACCATGGCAGCGCCGCCGTGACGCCGCTGCGGCCAGGCCCGCCCCACACAGCGAAGCCACGAGGCGCGCGATGAAACGCTGGCTCTACTGGATGCACCTAGCTGGACTCGTCGCGGCGTTCGCCTACTCGTTCGTGACAGCGTTTCTAGAGCAGCCGATCGAGCCGCTCACGCCCGCTCCAGAGCGAAGTCCGCGCGTGCATTGCGTGACGACGATATCGTGCGTCGAAGTCCCGGAAGACGGTGGCGAGTGGCGCTGAAACCACAGATGGCGATGCGCTTGCGG